AATTATTCGCTAAAATACCTACAACTCCATTCAGAGAAGTATTGCCTACCCAAATCATAGTAGGTTCGTCTCCAGTCGCTATCTCCTTGAGCTGATTGGGAGTTGGTAGTGGGTGTTTATCCAATATATATCCTAACTCTATCTTTTTGATTTCCTCAAAATCTATATTACCATCACACTCTCTACACCAATCACCCCAGTTGATAGTTTCTATACCGTGTCTGAATAATACCTTGGGGTGAAATATCCAAGTCGCATCACTCCAGTTTTTAGTGGTTTCATCATCACATCTTTCGCACCCTCATAAGTCATCTGTCGTGTGATAGCAGATAGAGTAATATTACTATCTTTCACAAAGTAAGCGTGATTATCAACAATTCTAACTGCTATACCTCCGTGCTTTGTTCTTGGTTTATACTTCTCAGGTTTCTCAAACTGCTTATCAAAGTAAGATACAAAGTCTTGATTGCGGTCATCAAAAGCAACTAAATTTAGTCGCATCCACATACACAACCTAACTATATCCAGTAAGGACATAGAATTGTATTCTTCTTCTGCTGTGTAATTAGGTTTGGGATAAGATATAATTTCTATCTCTTTCATACGAGACATAGCATCTTTTAATCTCTTATCAATATCTGATGTATCAGGTAAAGGTTTTATCTTCTTTCTATCAAACTGGTCGGCAAACTTAGAAGACTTATATAGACTCGCCCAATCCTCAAACCACGGAGGATTAGTCTGAGACCAGTATTTCATCTTAACTACTGGGTCATCAACCCTTTTGCCGTTGATAGTTGTTTTAGTGCTACCACAAAACTTTTTATAAGCACTATGATTACCATAGGTTTCATAGAAATACTGAAAAGCACAAGAAGCAGTAATCTCTCTTTTTTTGTAAGTTGTTTTGAGTTCATTAGTTGGTTCATAAAATTCACAGTTGTTATAGCAGATAGCAGGTGGTGCTGATAGAAACACTCGCAGAAAAGTAAGTTGAGATAGTGGTTTGCCCTCTCTCAAATCAACCTCAAAATCATTCTCTGCTATCTTTGTAAGAGCATACTTACCGACTAACTTAGGCGGATTGAGCCACTCATCAGGGTTAGCATCGGATTCTATAAATCTTGGAGGACTTTCGTCCAAATCTAACAAATCATTAAGTCCCTTACCGACTTTACCTGACTCAAAAGCACTCACAACTAACTCCCTAATCTTTGCTCTTATCTGATTATCAAAAGGTTCTCCATCATCTACTATAGTGATTGCTTCACCTCTTGGATATAAGTTTTTGATATCCCTGAGTTCTACCGTCTGGTCTTTCACATTAAGGATAGGCACTTGCTTTAACCTAATCAGAGGGATTATAGTATAGACAACTTGACTCATATTATTACTTAATATATTTTTTATTGTTTAAATACTTTTGATGTATTAACAAAAGAATTCGTCCTCAAATTTAAATTAAAAAAAGAATCAAATTTGTTGATAATTTATGCCGATGGTAAAATCGGTTCAGGTTCAGGTTCAGGTTCAGGTTCAGGTTCAGGTTCAGGTTCAGGTTCAGGTTGTGGTGCTGGTGTCGCTGACGAAGCAGGTTGCTCTTCATCAACTTCTAACTTGTATGCTTTTATCTCCTTTAACCCATTACAGATAATTGGTCTTCTAACTCTTTTGTATTTACCCTCAAACTTCTTATTAAAAAAGTTTATGATATCCAAATCTATATTTGGTGATGACTCCAATAAGTTATCATACTCTGCCCTACAAATCTTAAGAAAGTCTCTACAAGGTTTTCTTTTCTTATCCGCCAAAGATAACTCAATCTCTATCGTCCTACTTAACTTACTCCAAGCTAAAGCGGATATCCTATGACCTTCGTATATCTCCGCATACTTGAGAAACGCTAACAGAGTCCCTAAGATACCACAAGTAATATTAAGAGTCCCTACACCAGCACTAAATCCGTGTTGTAAGTTTTCAGGCACATAACTATCAGTAGCGAAGTTAGCAGTCCCTGTTAAAGTAGATAGTATAATTATTGGGATTTGTAAGTGGTGATATTTCTTCTTATACTTGCGAGTGCTGTAATTATGTAGATAACTGTAGCACATACTTATTTCCGCCCATTCTGAAAGCAACTCCTCTATCTCATCACTCCAACATTCCAGTTTATCATCATTCGGCAACTGGGTCGGAGTTTGCTGTCTCGGTGTCTGTATATTCTCCATCTATATCATTATCAGATAAATTATTTTCATCAAACTCTGTTAGTTCCTTAATAGGTATTAGATAGTGAGGGATATAATTAGTTCCAGTTCTTTTCATCTTCCAGTCAAATTCTTTGTCTAACTTGATATACATAGTTTTATCGGTGAATACAAAGAAGAAGTAGATTTCTAACTCAGGATCGCACTCCATCAACATCAAACCCTCAGTAATCTTACCACAAGTAATTATCGTATCTGCGAAGGCGGTAGAAGATATTGTGCGTCCTTTAACCTCCACAATCTTCTTATTCTCAACATCGTGAAAATCCAAAATATCAAAGACATTATCGTTTCGCTTAAAGTCGCAGTTAAAAAACTTGTTAAGGTGTGGTTTGATAGCATCTTCTGTTTCTTGACCTTTCTTCCAGAGAACTTTGTTAAATTTATAAGGCATCTTATAAACTTAAAAACATAAAAATTTGATTCTTTAAACGAACGAAATATTAAAGGATGGCGAGAAAACAATTTTACTTTTACCACAAAAATCTTAAACCTATGATGAAAATTAACTACTGCGAGGATTGGGATAAGATACCGAATGATTTGATAAGAAGAGGTTTTCAGAAAGGCAAAAATCTTAAAGAACAGATAGAATTTTACAATCTGTTTATCCAAAAGATACAAGACATAAAGTTATACAAGGTGAAAGAGACAGACCAATCTATGTATGTAGGTTGTATTCTTGCTCTCTATAAACTTAAACAACTTGACCCTAATGACCCTGATACTCCTTTTTACATAACACCTAAAAGAAAGGTTAGAAAACTTAAGAATTAATATCTTATAGAATATAAAGTATGAGTGATTTATCTAAATTGACTAAAGCACAACTTATAGAAGTTATCCAGCAAACTGAAGAAAACAAGTTTGATAATTTTAAAGAAGAACTTGGATTACCCTATGAAACTGAAGAAGAGTGGATAGAATACATCAAGAAGATACAAACTCTTAATGCTGAAAGACTATCTGAAAGTTCAGAACTTGTAGATAGATTAGAAGCACAACGCTTACAATTTAATGAGTTTCTAAATAATTGTGATAGGTAATCAAGAAAACTTACCAACCTCTGTCTCCATAAATCTGAAACCATCTCCCATAATATTGGGTGAAGATATTTCCAACTGATTAAAGTTCTTAAACATCATCTTATTATCAGGCAAAGTTGTATCAATATACAAGAACTGAAACTTTTTATCATAAACATACCTTAACACATCAAAAAACTCTTTTTTAGGGATAAGGATTGCTTCATCAAAGATAGTATCTAACTCCTTTTTATTTTTATTCTCAAAGAAGATAAGGTGCGAAGCTGTCCGCCTTATCTTCGGGTCTATCTTATTATAAGTTTGGGAGGTAGCAATAATACTAACCGACCCACCTTTACCTGCTAAGTGTCTGCGGTTAAAGAATACCTTATGTAAAAGATTTTCTAACTGTGCTTTACCTTTGCCTCTCATATCCGCAATCACATCATCAAGCACGAAAAGCGTCTTGTCTTGACTATCTTTTATCTCTGCTAAGACGTTAGTTAAGTTCTCAAGAGTCAGACTCTCAAACTTTTGGTCGTCAGGTAATAACTCAAAAGGGTCATTCTCCATAGTGTGTATTGATGGACTCCATAAATAAACTCTATCAAACTTGCGGTTAAAGTTCTTGTGTGCCTTGGTGGTTAGTGCGAGGAGTAAGTTAGTCTTGCCTGAACGTGGTTTGCCTACTATCATCATCGCAAACCCCCCCATCTGCGGTAAGGGTTTTGGTATAGTTGGGTCAGCGTCATCACAAGTAAATTTAAATTTATTTACAACTATTGGGACTTCAGGTTCTATCTCTTTGATACGAGTTTCCATTATAATAGATAGTATATATTATTTTTAGTTTTTAAGCAAACCTATACTTTAATTGAGGTTGAGGTGATGGTTGATATTGGACTGGTTCTTCTTCCGATGATAAACTATCTTCTACTTCTACATAATCTTCTTCTTTCTGTGGTTGATGGACTTGTGGGTCAGGTGGAGCAGTTCCATAGTAATAGTAATTATTATTGACTGGTTGTGGTGGTGGTTGTGGTGGTGGTTGCTGATACATCATAGGAGGGGGATAAGGATACTGAGGATATCTGGGATTGTGAGGGGGGGGATAATCTAAATAAACTGGTGCTGGTTGGTGAGGTAGTGGTTGAGGTGGTTGTGGTTCAGGTTCTCGCTTCATAGTATTCTTATTCTTTGACCCTTTTGGTCTCCCTCTCCTTACTGGTTTTTTCTCTGTTGGGGTAGGATTTTGAGGCGTTTCATCAATCGGCGAAGTTGAGTTTGCCTCT